CGCGCAGCTCCTCCTCCTCGCGGGCCAGCTCCTCGAACACTTCCTCGGGGTCGTCGCCGGCCTGGCGAATGTAGTAACTGCGGGTCTTGGTGCGGTTCTTGATCGACTCGCTGGCCGCCTTGCTGTCCTTCGCTGGGTCTACCCAGTCCCAGCCGCGCGGCTGCCAGTGCACGCTCTGGTACTGCTCAATGCGCGAAAACGACAGGTTCACCGCGCCGGTCAGCATGGCCATCTCCAGCCAGGCCTCGAACACGAACTCGAGCAGCTCGCTGATCACGAACTGCTGCAGGCACTTGTAGTAGTCGCGCTCGTCCAGCTCGCCCGAGCGCAGGCTCGAGAAGCTGACGCCCTCCAGGTCATGAGCCAGGCGGTTGTAGCTCGGCCCCAGTCCGGCGGCGGTACCGCGCAGCCCCTGCTTGAGGAACGGCCCGAAGTTCGAGCTGGGGTGGTCGCTCTTGTAGGGCGTGAACTTCACGCCGTAGGGCAGAATCTTGGCCGTGCCGGCCTCGATCTCCTCCTCGATCTCGGCGTCCTGCTCGTCCTCGTCCGGCGGCTCCAGCCATTCGGCGTCCTGCTCGAAGAAGCCGGTCAGCTTGGCGCCGTGCTCGGCGGCCAGCATCTCGGCCTTGCGGTACTCGTCCAGGTGGTAGAGCTCAAGCATCGCCGCATGCGCCCAGGTGAAGCCCCGGGACTGGTGCGGGCGCCATGGCTCGAAGGTGTGCAGCAGCTCGCTGGCCGGGATGCGCTCATGCCGGCCGCGGGCCGGTTGCCGCTGCTGCACGTCACCCGGGTGGTCGCGCAGCAGGTAGTAGGCGAGCGGGCGCTCCCAGTCGTCGAGCTCCACGCCCATGCGCACCCGGTGCCCGTTGGGCAGCAGGTCGTTGTAGTTCAGGTCGAGCCGGTCGCACTCCAGAATCTGCACGGCGAAGCCGTAGCGGTTGGGGAAGTTGCGCACCAGGCGCACCATCACCTCGCCGTCGCGGGCCAGGGTCTCAAGCCACAGCTGCAGGAACGTCACCCAGGAGTAGCGCCCGGTCACATCGCAGGTGCCCTTTCGCCCCCAGCGCTTCCAACCATGCTCGATGATGTGCCGGGCGCGGCGATCCGACTTGCCATCGTCCAGCTCGGCCTTACTCTGCAGCTGGATGCCCTTCGGGCCGATGACGTTCTGTTTCAGCAGCCGGTGATAGCGCTTGATGTACGGGCTGTTGATCGACTGCTCGCGCGAGCGTTGGCGCAACGTCTCGTGGTCGCGGTAAATCACCTGGTTGGCGTCGCCGGCACTGGTCCGGGTCGACCAGCCCTGGGTGAGACGCGATCGCCGGGCCGCGGAGAAGCTGCGCTTCATGCCGACGGTCGCGTACCACGCGACGTTGAGGGCGCGCTGCAGCAGGCTCGGCTTCTCTCGTCTCATGCGGGGTAGCTCCATTTAACGGTGCGGCCAAACGGGCCATTGCCCCGCCGGCTCTCCTGGGCCACCTCCCGCCGGTACCGGATGCGCAGCGCCTCGAGGCGCTCGATCGGGATCCGGTCGAGGCGCTGGCCGTCGATCTCGTAGCTCTGCTGGTCCTTCGGGATGCGCTTCTCCAGCGCTGCCTCGATCAGGTCGAGCATCCGCCGCGCGTGGCTGCGCATGTCCTCGGGGCCGTCCAGGGCGAGGAGATCCGGGTAGATATGCAGGTCGCCGGTGGCCTTGGTCAGGCGCTGGCCGGCAGGGCCGACCACGTAGGCCACCCAGCGATACAGGCCCGCCTGCCACCCGCTGCTGTCGGCGGCCACCACCTCGACCAGGTAGTCGCCGCCCTCGCCTTCCAGGGCCTCAATGTCGATGCCCTGGGGTCCGCGCAGCGCGTAGTGCAGCTGCCAACCCGACTCGGCCGGATAGCCGGGCAGGCGAACGCGCCAGGAAACGCTATCCCCGGCGCGGATCTGAGGTGGTCGCATGGTTATCGCCTACGTCGTTTCACCTTGAAGCGGGCCTTCTTGGCCGGCGCTTGCGGTGGGGTGGGTTCGTTGTCGGGGGCGCTGGCTGGCGGTGACGGCTCGGGATCCGGCGCGACCTCCTCGGCCGCCGGTGCCGGCTCGCCGGAGCGCAGCCGCTTGAGGTCGCCCAGGGTCAGGGCGCCGCGCTTGCGACGGTTCAGCTTCGCGCGCAGCGCCATGACGTATTGCATCGCCTCGCAGTCCAGGTAGTGGTTCTCGCCCACCTGGTTGTATTTGCCGGTGGCCTCGTCCCACTCCTCGCCGACGATCTGCTTGCAGTAGTCGTCGGTCACGTCGGTGGGTATCAGCCACCAGCCCGGGAAGCGATCGGCATCGCCAGACTGGGCGCGGCTGATTCGGCTATGCACCCAACGCTTGGCCAGGGGCGAGTCGAAGGCCCAGCGGGCGTCGCCGCGCTTGCGCACCTTGCCCTTGCGGTCGACCTCGACCAGCTCTTTCTTGATCGGCTTGTCGAGCTTCTCCCGCCCGCGCAGGGCCACGGCCCGGCCCTTGTGGGCGTTGATGAACTTGTAGACCTGGTCGTCGCGGTAGCCGATGTCGATGCCGGTTTCATTGATCGGGTGGCCGGCGTACTCCTGGTCGATCAGCTCGGAGAGGTCGCCCCAGACGGTGTCCTCGTCGGTGTTGCCCCACAGCTCGCCGTGCTCGAGGAGCTGGGTACCCATGCCGGCGAACCACGCGCGCACGGTGAAGACCAGGCGCGTCTTCTGCACGTCGACGGTACAGAACACTCGCAGCGGATCCGGCAGGACCAGCTCGCCGCTGGCATAGGCCCAACGCATGGAGCGGATCTCCTCCCAGGTGGGCACGTCGCCCACCTCGGCGTAGAGCTGCCCGAAGCCGGTGTTGTAGACGCCCATCAGGGTCGCCGGGTCGCCCGAGCGCTGGGCCTCCAGGAGCTTCTTGGCCAAGAATCCGTAAGACTTCTTTGCCGCAAAGCTGCACAGGCCCGAGACCCACAGGCTGTAGTGGCTCGAGCCCTCGGTCTCGGCGGTGCCCTGCACCGTGCCGGTGTGCACCTGGTCGCCCTCACGGCGAGCCGGGGTGATCGACTCGCCGGGCGCGACGGCCACGCCCCGGGCGTTCATCCAGGGGCGCCACTTGTCCTCGATCCCTTCACCGCAGCACTGGCAGGCCAGCAGCGCCTGCCGCTCGGCTTCGTCCGGGGTGCACTCGTCCTTGCTGCCCTGCCCCGGCCACCACAGCAGCCCCAGGTGCGGGATGAAGTAGTTCAGGCAGTTGGGGCACGGCACCGCCCACTCGTGGCGCGTGCCGCTCTGCCACAGCCGCCACACCTTCGAGGTGACGGCGCCCTTCTTGCCCACCAGCCAATGCCACAGGCCGGTGACCGGATGCTCGCGCTTGTCGACGCGACCGCGCAGCGGCGTCGCCGTGTAGCCGACTTTCGAGTCGACGTAAGCGTCGCCCCGGGCCTCGATGATCTCGGTGGTGTCGCCCTCGCCGGTGTTGACGATGCGGTCCACCTCATCGACGAGGATCAGGCCGGCCGAGTCGGCGGCCAGCTCGGTCGGCGAGCCCGCCCAGGCGAAGCGAAACTTCGTGCCGCCCAGCCATTTGGTGAACTGGGTCGAGCGGCGCTTGTCGTACTTGCGCCACAGGTCCGCGCACTCACGGAACATGTCCATGAACTTCGGCTCGACCGTGCTGGTGATCAACGGCTTTGTCGGCGTCACGTAGAGCACCGGCGTCGGGTCTTCATCGAGCCGGTGGCCACAGACGTTCTCCATGGTCACGGACTTGCCCATCTGGGTGCCCATGACGAAGGTCACGCGCCGAAACTGCGGCTGGGCGAAGGCCCAGGCGATCGGCTTCATGTAAGGGTTGCTATCGGGGTTGAACGGCCCCGGTACCGGCGATGCCGGCGGCATGATCCGCTTGTCCCGCGCCCACTCGTCACTCGTCCTCGGCGGCGGCGCCTTCACCATCGCAGCCGTCGAGCGAATCAAGCGCGTCAAGCTCAGCAACGAGTTCCGATGCTGCCTGGTCAAGGCGGTCGGCAGTAGACCCACGGATGCGGCGGGTCTCGGCGTGGAGTCGTTCGCGGACTTTTGCAGGGTCATCGATCACAGCCAGGTCAGAGGCGCACCGGCTCGACAGGCTGTCGAGCTGGGTCGCGAATACCGCGCCGACGGCGTGCAGGATCCGGCCCACGGCATCGAGCGGCACCAGGCGACGGCGCGCCGTGTCGATCTCGATCTGCAGCTTTTCCCGGCGCGCCTTCTTGAGTAGGCGATCCTCGGCGCTGGCCGAGCCGACGCCGTCCTCGTCTTCGTCGTCGTCATCACCGAACTGACGGCGCACCTCGCGGCGGATCAGCCAGTCGATTGCGTCCTCGGTGTCGATCTCCAGCGGCCGGCCCTTGCCACCGCCGCCGGCGATGGGCATGCCCTCGTCGATCCACTTGCCCACCCAGCGCTCGGACTTGCCGACCATCTTGGCGAACATCTTGCGGCTGACGATCTCGCCCATCGGGAGCGCTCCAGGAGAAAGGACCGGCCGGCGCCGGGTACAGACGTGCAAATGTAGAAACGTCCTTTCGTGCAAAGGTCCGTTTGTACATTGGTACGTTTGTGCAAATGTGCGTGGTTGCTGGGTCGGCGGGGTGGCGAGGCCGCCGCCACCGGTCCCTTCCAGAAAGGAAGTAAGGACTTGAAATCGAGACCCAAAAATGCGCGAATTCCGCGCGTTTCCAACCCGTGAGGGGCCGTGGGCGGGGGAGTACCTAAAGCCACCGAGGGGGCAGGCGCGAGGCCAGGCAGGGCGGCTAGGCTCGAATCTCTCTCCACCCAGCGAGTGCCTCGGCTACCCCGCCGGACCTCTTAGAGGCTGCCAGCGGGGCGGCAGCAGCGTGCCGCTACTGGCCGTAGTCGCGGAAGTCTCGCAGCTTCTTGTCACCCAGCTGGTGGCGCTCGGTCTTCTTCCCGCCCAGGTGAAAGTTCAGCACACCGCCCAGGATGCCGCCGATGATCACCACCTGCAGGATCAGGTCGGCGTAGCGCTCGCCCTGGGGCGACAGCGGGATGAACGTCACCGCCGTGGTGTAAGCGATCGCAAAGATCACCAGCACGGCCGACATCAGAAAAACGAAGTTTCGAGCCAGCCAAGACGAGTTTTCAGATTCGAGAACGGCGAGAGAGTAGTCGCGCGCGCTGGCCCGATCCTCATTCGCCAGCCGCTGCAATTCGATCTCCCTCTCGACCAGTGCTTCCTCGAGCATGAGTTTCGCCCCGGAATCCGCTTTCACCTCTTCCAGGGCGGCCTTGCCGTCGCGCATGCCGGTGACGAGCTTGGCCACGTCGACGATACGATCGGCGACCGCCGCGCCGTTTTTCCCGGCGATCAGCTCGCCCAGCTTTTCGGTCATTCCCGTTGCCTGGGCGAGGCCCAACGCGATGGCGATAGCGTTCACAACAATACCCCTTGTCACTCAGTAGCGACTTCATCGATCCATTCGCGCGGCACCGGCTTCTGGTGCAGCACATGAGAGAGCAACTCGACCACTCGCCGGAACCATCCATATGTGAATGCCTCCTGGCTCTCGTTTCGTTCGGCCAACTGGCGGCAGAAGACGATACGCTCGGCGTTGACTGTATGCGTCAGCACCTCGAGTCCGGCAGCGCCGCGCGCCGCCGCAAACCCCTTGAGCGCTCGGAGCGTGGCTGGCCCGAAGGCGCCGTCGACGACGATGTCGGCATAGAGCCGGCCGCGGTCGTTGAGCACGTTCAACTGGCGCTGCAGCTTCCGGGCCGCGCGCCCCGGACCACTGTTCACGCCGAAATCGAAGAGCACAGTGGCCAGGTCTTGGTTCATGGCCGCGACGTCGTCCAGCTTGAGCGAGTGCCAGTAGTCGGCGGCGTAGATCTGCGCCGCAGTCTGGCGGGGCAGTGATCGCATGTCGCCGGTATAGCCATGCCGGCGGGCCACCTCCAGGGTGATCCCCCAGCAGGTAGGGCCGCCTCGATCGGCAGGGTGGTTCACATAGCCGCCTTCGCGCTCGATCACCTCAGCGATCAGGCGGCGTTTCAGGTCATCGATATCCATCACTTGGCCTGCCACTTGTTGAGAAACCGATCGACCGCCCTGGTCAGGCGGTCGCGCGAAAAGTCGATCCCCAGAAACGCCACG